AAGGAGCGAGATTCAGTTAATAATTTAACTAAAAATCAGAGAAAAAGGTCTGTAAGTAGAATTGGTGAAACATCTCAAGAAGAAATAAATAGTATTTCAAATAAATCAGAAGAACAACATATCAAGGATGCTCAAAATTTACCACCAGGTATAAGAGCTTTGGTTTTATCTGGTTCACCACCTAAGACACCATATAAGTTGAAACCAGAGGCTAAGAAAGTTTTAGATTTTTACAACAAATTACAAAAAAAACATCCATTACCTTGGGATGAAGAAAAACTTAAAGATAAAGAATTTAGAAAAGAAGCAAAGGCAGCTGGTTTTGATGTTGGTACATCTAAAGGTATAAATAAACTTCAAGTATTTACAAACTATTTGTTATATTCTGATGAAATGGCAAATGATAAAAAAGATGGCTCAGCTTTTCAATTTTTAAATAATCAAATAGGTATTGATAAAGATTCTCCAAAAGGAAGTGCTAAAGATGTTGCTAATAAACATATTGATAATTTAGCAAAATCAGAATCAAGAAAAGTTTTAATGGAACTACTTAGAGAAAAATTTCCATTGAAATCATTGATGGAAGGTGAGGAAAGTATGGCTCTGAGTAATCAGAGTTTAGATCCTGATACTTGTAAAAGTATTTTTGGAACTGATGATTATGATGAAATTGAACAAGGAATTAGAGTGGAGACAGATTCAGATGGAAATAAAGTTTTAGTTTATCAAGCTAAAGCAGGTGGTGAAATAATTAGAATTGGTAATGTTAGATGCAGACAAAGAGGTAAAGGCTACGCAGCACCAACCACAGAAATAGGCCCATCAGAACAATTTAGACATAGAATGTATTGTGCCAATAAAGATAAAATAGAAGAAAAAGATTATACTGAATCTGAAAAAAAGACTATAAAAAGAGTTATTAAAAAGTTTGGTGAATGTGGAAAGGCTAAATATTAATGAGAACACAACTATTATGCACATTCACTAAAAGAAATAGATTCTATGAAACCATAGATATCATATTAGCTTGTAACGATATCGTATTCGATAAGGTGTATGTATTTCAAAATGAAAAAGATTATCATCAATTAATCTGTACCTATAACGTGGAGTACGATGAAGATGCTATACAAGAAGTACCAGACACGATATCTCTACATAGAAAAAAGAATACCAACACACTATACACAATCAATGCACTTAATGATTTGATTCGTGAACTTAATGATGGTAAGTTGGATAAGACCTTTCCAATAGAGTGGGAAAATTATAAGAACTGTTTACTGCTTACCAATGAGGATGGATTGAATAAAATACCAACGAGAATCTACACCATTGTAAACTCAAAAACTTGGGAAAACGAGAAAAAATAATTTGTATTTTCAAAAACTTGATTATACTTATATACATAAGGTTACGAAAGTAACAAATACTAATTAACTAATTAACTAATGGAGAATAATAATGGATTTAAACGCAATCAAAAATCGCCTTAATCAACTTCAAACCACAAATAACAGAACATCAAATCTTTGGAAACCATCACCTGGTAACCAAATCGTTCGTATTGTGCCTTACAAGTTCAACAAAGATAATCCTTTCATCGAGTTATACTTTCACTATGACTTAGGTGGAAAGAATTACCTATCACCAATCTCTTTTGGTAGACCAGACCCAATCGAAGAGTTCGCTCAGAAACTCAAAGGAACTGGCTCAAAGGATGATTACCGTTTAGGTAAGAAGGTTGAAGCTAAGATGAGAACATACGCACCTGTTGTTGTCCGTGGTGAGGAGTCACAAGGTGTTAAGTTTTGGGGATTTGGAAAGACCGTTTATCAAGAACTTCTTTCTATAATCGCAGATCCAGATTACGGTGATATCACAGACCAAGTTAGTGGTCGTGACGTTGCTGTAGAATTCAAGACAGCCGAAGAAACTGGTGCCAGTTTCCCATCGACTTCAATCAGAGTTAAGCCAAATCAGACTCCAATCACGGAAGACGCATCGTTACTCGAAACGTTAACTGAAAATCAGAAGAATATTACTGAGATATATCAGGAACTTTCCTATGAAGAGTTAACAACCGCATTGAATGAGTATCTCAACGGTGGTTCAACTGAAGAAGAAGAGGAAGAAGAAAAAGAAAAGGTAGTTGATACTGCTTCTTATAATTCTAAAGAAACTTCAGACGCATTCGACGACTTATTCAATAACTAAATAAACCATAATAGTGGGTGTTGAAGCCAACACTAATAAAACCGAGTGTGTGCGAAGGATTCTTCATAAAGCCGGACACGCCCACTTTTATATAGGAGAAACGTATGTCCACTAGAGACGAATTGGCTGGTGTCTTAGCCGACACCATCAACAAACAGTTCAAGGATATGAAAGTTGCATATTTCTTGGATGGTTCAGACACAACACCAACAGATGTAAAAGATTTTATTTCTACGGGTTCAACAATGTTAGACTTAGCGATATCTAACCGACCAGATGGTGGTATCGCGGTTGGTAGAATCACAGAACTAAATGGTCTTGAATCAAGTGGTAAATCATTGATAGGAGCACACATACTAGCAGAAACACAGAAAAAAGGTGGTGTCGCTGTTTACATAGATACAGAGACAGCTGTAAGTACAGAGTTCCTTGAAGCCATCGGTGTTGATATAAATCAGATGTTATACCTACATCTAGAAACCGTTGAGGATATTTTCTCGGCCATAGAGGAGATTGTTGCAAAAGTTCGTGAGTCAGACAAAGATAGGTTGGTAACCATTCTAGTTGATTCATTAGCTGCTGCTACAACCAAAGTTGAGTTAGAGGCAGAGTTCGACAAGGACGGTTGGGCTACCTCTAAGGCAATAATCCTTTCGAAAGCTATGAGAAAGATTACTCAGATGATTGGTAGACAGAGAATAGGTTTAGTGTTTACAAATCAACTTAGACAGAAACTAGGTGTAATGTTCGGAGACCCTTGGACAACAAGTGGTGGTAAGGCATTACCGTTTCATGCGTCAACTCGTATCAGATTGAAGAATGTTGGTCAAATCAAAGATAAGAAGAACAACACAATCGGTATGAAGATGAGGGCTCAGGTCATAAAAAACAGATTAGGCCCACCCATGAGACATGCCGATTTCGAACTTTACTTCGAGAGTGGTATTGATAACGAGGGTAGTTGGTTGAAAGTCATGAAGGAACACAGACTCGTAAAACAAGGTGGAGCATGGTATACCATGGATGACCATAATGGTAACGAGATTAAGTTTCAATCAAAGGACTGGCCAGAATACCTTAAGGATGAGGAATTCAAATCACATTGCTATCAGATGATATGTGATAAGGTTGTACTCAAATATGAAAAGAACTTCGGTATCGATGACGTAATAATCGAAGAGGAAGTAAGTGAGTAACGGACGTTATCTATCTATACTCGAAGAGATAAAGAAAAAAGGTGGTTCACTTGACGGTGGTGACGCCAACGATAAAGTACTAATCATAGATGGCCTGAACACGTTTATCCGAGTGTTCAGCGTTATACCAACTACCAATGATGATGGTATTCACATTGGTGGAATAGTTGGTTTCTTGAGAAGTATTGGTTACACTATAAACATGATTAGACCCACTCGTGTCATCATAGTATTTGATGGTAAGGGTGGTTCTAATCGCCGTCGTAAGATATATCCTAAGTATAAACAAAACAGAAGAACTAAATATCGAGTCAATCGTTCCAATAGTTTTGCTACCCAAGAAGATGAAAAACATAATATGATAATGCAGATACAGAGGGTTGTCGAGTATCTAGACACCTTACCGTTAACTGTTCTATCTTATGATAACATTGAAGCCGATGATACTATTGGATATATCTGTAGACAGGTTCTCACCGAGTCACAGATTACAATAATGTCTACTGATAAGGATTTTTTACAATTAGCTAATGGTAGGATAAAGATTTGGAGTCCAACCAAAAAGAAAATGTATGACGAAGATAAGGTTATGGAAGAGTTCGGTATATCCTCACATAATTATATTTGGTATAGGGTTTTGGATGGGGATAAATCCGATAACATAAGCGGTGTCAGAGGTTTGGGTCTAAAGACCATACAGAAAAAATTACCGTTCCTAAGTGAAAATAGAATTGTATCAATCGACGAAGTAACAAACGAACTACCTGAACATAAAGATACGATTGAACTTAACTACAGATTGATGCAATTATCCAATGTTGATATATCAGCTTCTACAAAGACGAAAATCATAGATAGTATAAACTCCCCCATCAATAGACTAATCAAGTTCAAGTTTGAAAAAATGTTCTTAGAGGATAAATTATTCACAGCTCTACCTAATGTCACCAGCTGGTTAATGACAAATTTCAATCAATTAAATAAGTACGCTGAAAAGACACATGAGAGTTAGATATGATGTTCTTGAAAAATACACGGACTCAGACCCTTTAAGATTGGAGTTTGAAAAGGTAACAAGTGATTTAAGTAAAATAGATATGGAACATGGTGTTAACGTCATATTGAACTACTATAGAAAGTATGGGTTTTTAGATTATAAAATCAGACAAGATGAAAAATATCAACAGATAAGAAACATCATAAAGTTCGATGTAAATAATATATTACTTGATAAAAAGATAGAACAGACCATGCATGGACTTAGATTGTGTTGGACTTACCATCCCCATTTTTGGGAAGTCAAATGCGGTAATGCTAAATTTTCCCCCATGGATGTTTTCAATGATGATGATAGATTTAAATCAACAATTCGTAAATGTTGGAAATGGTGTGAAAAACATCAGAAAGGTGATGATGGTATAAAACTAACTGAAAATCGTCTCAGACAATCATTGAAGATATACTCAGGAACACAATCTGTTAGTAATTTTAGGCCGACGGCGGCTAAATTAATATATGAGAAATACGGTGGGGATGTTGTTTGGGATATGAGTTCAGGTTGGGGTGGTCGGTTACTTGGTTTTTTATCTGCATCGAACACCAAGCAATACATTGGAACTGAACCGTCGAGTAAGACATACGATGGCTTGATACAGATGGGGAAAGATTTTTCGTATTTAGGAAAACAAGTTAATATTTATAAACTCGGTAGCGAGGATTATAAACCTATCAAGGAATCGTTCGATTTATGTTTTACATCGCCACCTTATTTCGATACTGAGAAATACTCAGATGAAGATACACAAAGTTATAAAAAGTTTCCAACACAAGACGATTGGGTCAATGGTTTTCTTAAAAAGACTATTGAAAATTGTTATGTAGGGTTGAAAGATAAACGATACATGTTAATGAATATTGCCAATACACCAAAGTATAAGTTCATTGAAGAACAAACAATAAAAATATCAAAAGAATGTGGATTCGTTCTCGAAGATACATTACAATTGATACTATCTAGTATTAGTGGTCAAGGTCAAAAATATGAACCAATTTTTGTTTTTAGAAAGGAAAGTAGATGAGTGAGACTCTAACACAATTTGGAACATCGTTTCAGTCTAAGATAATCGCGTCGTTGATTAGTAATATAAAGTTCACACAGACCATAACAGATATATTAGAACCCAAGATGTTTGATTCGGATTCAAACAAATGGTTGGTAAAAACCATCAGAGAATATTTTTTTGAATATAAAAAACAACCAACCTTAGAAGTCATAAAATACAAGATAGATGAAATAGATAATGATGTATTGAAAAGTGGTGTCGTGGAAAAACTTAGAGATGTTTGGAAAAATATCGAATCGACAGATTTAGAGTTTGTTGAAAAAGAGACATTGGATTTCTGTAGGAATCAAGCTTTAAAGAATGCGATATTAGAGTCCGTGGATTTATTAGAAAATAAAAATTACGACGGTATAAAATCCATCATTGATGACGCGATGAAAGCTGGAACCACTAGGGATTTAGGTCATGATTATGTTCCATCACTTGAAGCCAGACTAGAGGAGTCATCTAGGATTACAGTTAAAACCCCTTGGGATGTAATCAACGATATAACAGATGGTGGTTTGGGTGCCGGAGAGCTAGGAGTCGTTGTCGCTCCGGCTGGTATCGGTAAGTCTTGGACATTACAAGCTCTTGGTTCCGAGGTTGTCAGAAAAGGAAAGACCGTGGTACATTATTCCTTAGAGTTGAATGAAAACTATGTAGGACTTAGATATGATTCAATCTTTAGTGGTGTGACAACATCAAATATTAAATATCACAAGGAAGAGGTACAGAAACAGATATCAAAACTACCTGGTAAACTTCTTATCAAATACTTTCCAACAAAAGCTGCATCTGTTCAAACATTGGGTTCACATTTAAAACAAATAGAGATAAGTGGTGTTAATGTTGATATGGTCATCGTTGATTATGCCGATATACTAATGCCCACAGGTTTCTTCAAGGAAAAAAGACATGCTATCGGAAACATCTATGAGGATTTACGTGGATTGGCTGGTGAGTTAGAGATTCCCATATGGACTGCTTCTCAGGCAAATCGTTCTGCACTTGAAGAGGATGTGATAGGAGCTGATAAGGTTGCTGAAGATTATAGTAAGGTGATGACTGCTGACTTTGTGATGAGTATGAGTCGAAAGGTAGAGGATAAGATTGCGAACACAGGTAGGTTTCATGTGATAAAGAATCGGTTCGGTATCGATGGTGTTACTTACCCGTCAACAATTAATACTAACATAGGTGTTGTAAAGATACACGAGGGTAGTAGTCAGTTTGGAAAAGAGACACAAGACAAAATGAACAACAGTTCAGAATTTTTAAGAAAGGAGTTGGCGAACAAATACAAAGATATGGGAAAAAAAGTCAAAGGATTTGAATAAAATCAGAAATATGAATTGATATATATTATATTTATCTATGTTACTAGGAAAGATTATAAAGGCACAGAATGGAAAAATTTACGTTATCGGAAAAGTTTATAAATAAGTTTAAAAGAAAAAAGCCACCGTTTGGTTTCAATGGTTTAGGTGAGTTGGTCTACATGAGAACATACTCAAGAATAAAAGAGGATGGGAAAAATGAAAGATGGTGGGAGACCGTCCGTAGGGTTGTAGAGGGAACTTACACCATGCAAAAGAATTGGATTGACTCACATCAATTAGGTTGGAATCCATGGCAAGCACAGAGGTCTGCTCAAGATATGTATGAGAGGATTTTCACGATGAAGTTTCTACCACCAGGTCGTGGTTTGTGGGCTATGGGTACGGCTGTTACGGAGAAAAAAGGATTATACGCGGCTTTAAACAATTGTGCTTTCGTATCTACAGGTACGATTAAAGAGGATTACTCGAAACCATTCTGTTTCCTTATGGACGCAAGTATGCTGGGTGTTGGTGTTGGATTTGACACCAAAGGTGCCGGTGAGATAATAGTCAAAGGCGTTGATATTAAGAGGGATAAACAAATCTATCAAATACCAGATACCCGTGAAGGATGGGTGGAGTCTTTGAAGTTATTACTTGAAAGTTACTTTCATGAAACTGCACCGATTGAGTTTGATTATTCTAAAATCAGAGAAGCTGGAATTCCAATCAAAGGATTCGGTGGTGTTAGTTCAGGACCTGAACCATTGGAGGAAGTTCATAGTAGTATCGATGAGGTTTTAAAAGAAAATAGTGGAGAACCAATATCCGTCACCACAATTGTTGATATTATGAATCTTATAGGAAAATGTGTAGTAGCTGGTAATGTCAGAAGAACTGCTGAAATAGTGTTTGGTGATCCCTTTGATGAGGAATATTTAGATCTAAAAAACTATAAAGTCAACCCACATAGGGAACAATATGGATGGACATCTAATAATAGTGTTTACGCCGAATTAGGTATGGACTATACCGAAGCGGCTAAACGTATTGTTGACAACGGTGAGCCTGGTTTTGCGTGGTTACATAATATGAGAAAATATTCTCGGATGAAGAATGGTGGAGATTGGAAAGACCATAGAGTAGCCGGTGGTAATCCTTGTTTGGAACAATCGTTGGAATCCTATGAGTTGTGTTGTTTGGTAGAAACATTTCCAAATAATCATGATTCATTAGAGGATTATCAGAGGACTTTGAAGTATGCTTATCTATACGCAAAGACAGTCACATTAGGAAGAACCCATTGGTCAGAGACCAACAGAGTTATGTTGAGAAACAGAAGGATAGGATGTTCCGTAAGTGGTGTCGCACAATTTATTACCAATCGTGGATTGGATGAGTTTCGTGATTGGTTAGAAAAAGGATACGATACGATACAAGAATGGGATAATCAGTATTCAGATTGGTTTGCCGTACCTAATTCAATTAAGACTACTTCAGTAAAACCAAGTGGAACTGTATCTTTACTTGCTGGTGCTACACCAGGTCTTCATTATCCTGAATCAAGATTTTATATTAGAAGAATTAGGTTGTCAAAACATTCTGAACTAATAGAACCATTGACCAAAGCAGGGTATAAGACCGAACCGGCCTTTGGTTCTGAGGACACAACCATGGTCGTGGAAGTACCGGTAGATGTAGGTGAGGGGATACGGACAGCATCAGAACTATCGATTTGGGAGCAGTTCGGTTTAGCCGCGTTTCTTCAAAGACATTGGGCAGACAATCAAGTAAGTTGTACCGTGACATTCGATCCTGACACCGAGGGAGAACAAATCCCACATGTGTTGAATTACTATCAGTATCATCTTAAAGGTATATCCTTACTACCTAGACACGACTATGGGGCTTATCCACAGATGCCTTACGAAGCGATAGACGAAAAAGAATACAATAAACAAGTTAAGAAACTAGGAAAACTTTCATTTGGGGTCATACATAAAGAGGAAGCCAACATTGAAAAGTTTTGTGATGGTGACTTTTGTGACACAGAGGTAGTTTCAACCACCGGTGATAACGACGACCAAGAATACGCGAATTAGGTTATAGGGGCTGTAGTTCAGTTGGGAGAACGCTTCCCTTGCACGGAAGAGGTCGCTGGTTCGAATCCGGTCAGCTCCACGAAAAAAAAAGCTTGACACATATAGTGTTTTGTTGTTATATTTACATATCGAAAATAGGGATTTTACAATCTAAATGTATCAAAATATATTCTACGACAGAAGATTAAACACAATGCATGTTTGGGATGATAAGTTCGGCCATCAGACATTTCGTTACAAAAAGTACGCTTATACAAAGAGTAAAGCTGGTACATACATATCCCTATATGGTGACAGATTGAAAAGAATAACACAATGGGAGAAGGAACAACCAGACCTATTCGAATCCGATGTCAATCCAGAGATAAGGGTATTGGTCGATAACTATACGAGTTCAGATGAGGTGTCCAAAGGTCATCGTGTTATGATATTTGATATCGAGGTTGAGGTCACGGATGGTTTTCCTGATATCAAAAAGGCGGAAAACACCATAACATCAATTGCATTTAATGACCCGACCACCGATGAATACTTTTGTTATGTTCTTGACCCAACCGATAAATTAGGATTAGGTCAGACTAGAACCAAGGTCACATCAACTGATACAACAATATCATATAAGGATGAATACGATTTATTGAATGCTTTCTTCATGAAATATATGAAAATAAAACCGACGATATTGACCGGCTGGAACGTCGAGTTTTTCGATATACCTTATCTGTATAATAGGGTATCGAATGTGTTGGGTAGTAACATCGCGGATTTACTATCACCTATTAGAAATGTTCAATGGTCTGATTTTAAGAATAGATATAAGATAGCCGGTGTGAGTATCCTTGACTATCTACCGTTGTACAAGTTGTTTACATTCTCTCAAAGGGTTTCCTACAGATTAGATGCCATAGGTGAATTGGAGGTTGGTGAAAAAAAGGTTGAGTATGAGGGAACTTTGAATGATTTGTACGAAAACGATTTAGAAAAGTTTGTCCGTTATAACATTCAAGACGTTAGGTTGGTCAAGAAGTTGGATAAAAAATTAGACTTCATAGAAATCGCTCGTGGTATAGCTCATCTAGGTCATTGTCCATATGAGGATGTATTTATGAGCTCAAGATATCTAGAGGGTTCGATATTAGTGTACCTTAAAAAACAAGGTATCATAGCACCTAATAAACCAAAGAGACCAAAGGTATTTAAAAACGATAAGTTCGTCGGAGCTTTCGTTCAAGACCCACAGAAGGGTAAACATGATTGGGTCTATGATTTGGATATCACCTCGATGTATCCGTCTTGTATTATGTCCCTAAATATATCACCAGAGACAAAGATAGGTAAGATAATAGGTTGGGAACCTGAAGAGTATTTGAGTAAGGGTAATCGAAAAACATACACGATAGAACAAGGTGGAAAAGAGATGGGAAAGTTTACAGAAAAGGAGTTAGGTAACTTTTTGGAAGGTCGTGAAGTTGGTGTTGCTTCTAACGGTGTGATGTATAGAACAGACAAGGACGGTTTATTACCAGCTCTACTCAGAAAGTGGTTTGATGAACGGGTTGAATATAGAAAGTTATCAAAGAAATTTCACGAACAAGGTGATAAGGAAAAGTCAGACTATTTCGATAGAAGACAATACCTACAGAAGATTCTTTTGAACTCTCTTTATGGGGTTCTAGGTTTACCTGTGTTCAGATTCTATGATTTGGATAATGCCGAAGCCGTAACGTACACGGGTCAAGCTCTAATAAAATTTACAAAGAAGATAGCGAACAACTTCTATAATAAAGAACTTGGTGACCAAAAAGATTATTGTATATACATTGATACTGATTCCGTGTTCTATTCAGCGACACCGATAGTGAAGAAGAGACATCCTAATTTCAATGTAAAGGACGAGGATAAGATGTCCAAGGAGATATTAAATATCGCCAGTGAGGTGCAGAATTATTTGAACAAAGGTTATGATTATTTCGCACAAAGGTTTTGTAATATATCAAAACATAGATTTGATATCAAACAAGAGGTTATCGCAAAGAGTGGATTGTTTGTCACAAAAAAAAGATACGGATTGAAGATTATCAATGATAATGGTAAAAAAGTAAATAAGATGATGGTAAAGGGATTAGATACGGTTCGTTCTAGTTTCCCAGCAGCTATGAGGGATATGTTGAGTAAATTACTAGAAGATATTCTGATGGATGTCCCGAAGGATAAGTTGGATAAATTCATTATCAATTTTAAAAATAGTATGAAGTTGATGGATGTGGATAAGGTTAGTATACCAATAGGTGTCAAAGACTTGACAAAATTTCTTGACGATGGAGAGGGTAAGTTCTTGAGTTATAAAAAAGGCACACCAGTTCACGTCAAAGCTTCGATAGCCTATAACGGTCTACTAAAACATTTCAATCAACATAATAGATACGAGGGTATCACCAACGGTAATAAAGTAAAGTGGTTATACCTTAAGGATAATCAGTTCGGTCTCGATACAATTGCCTACAAGGGTTATGAAGACCCACCGGAAATAATGAGTTTTATAAAACAATTTATCAATCATAAAAAACTATACAATCAGGCTCTACATAAAAAAATAATGATGTTATATCAGGCCATGGGTTGGGACGAACCAACAGACGCTACCAAAACAATAGAAAGATTTTTTTGATTTTAAACAAACAGACTAATATATATGTATATATGGTTTTAATTAAGGAGTTATAATGAATAAACAACGACTAACAAGATTCATTCAAAAGTATTATTTGAATGGAACAGTAAACTCAATCGTATTGAGAAGTAATTCAGATAGTTTATCCGCAAGATTCATATCTGGTGATAAAACATTATTGGGTGAACTCAATATGGATAAATCACAGATAGAGGATTGTGAGATTGGTGTGTATAACACAGAACAATTATCTAAATTATTATCTGTGTTGGATAATGATATCAATGTATCTGTAAACAGAGCAGGTGAAAAAGCTATCTCGTTAAGAGTTTCCGACGCTGATTCATCCGTTAACTATATGTTGAGTGATATATCGGTTATAAATAAACCACCACAGTTAAAACAGATACCAGATTTTCATGTTGAGATAGATGTCACACCACAGTTTGTAAATAAGTTTATAGCTGGTAAAGGTGCGTTATCAGACACAGATAATTTTACGGTCATCACCGATGGTTCTGATACCAAACTAGTTATTGGTCACTCTTCGGTAAACACCAACAGAGTTACAATACCTGTAACGACATCCAAGTGTGAGAATATCGACAATGTATCTTTCAATGCAAATGTGTTTAAAGAAGTTTTGTCAGCTAACAAGGAGTGTGAAAGTGCTAAACTAGAGGTTAGTGGAGATGGACTATCTAGAATTACTTTCAAGATAGATGATTATGTTTCGACTTATTACCTTGTATCAGTACAAGATGTGGATTAATGTATCTAGAATACTTTGATAAGTTTCTTGATATGAGTCCTTATCTTTCTATAGATGAGAGGGAATGGGAGTACATAAAGAATACATTTGATAAAGAAGATGTTAAGGAAAGTTTAGCCAAAGTTGCTATGACTTATGAAATACCTTACGCCGAGATAACTAAGAAAGATGCTCATCGTAACTATCTTAAACTCAAGGGTATGAATCATAATGATATTCTGGTCGAGGGTGAGTGGTTTGCTCGTGAGGGTACAGAGTATAGATACGGACTATCATTCAAGGGTAACCAACAATACTTTCGTAGAATCAATACCGGTAACCAGGCCAGTAATTACTTCCAACAAGGCAATAGATGGTCAGTAGATGGTTCGGTATCACCAGGTCCCCAAAGAACTTGGGAAAATGAGAAGTTCATGACATCATTAATGGGTTCGGCTTATTCATTGAAGATGCCTAAAATCAATCGTAATGTATTGAGGACAATGATTGGTTTGAGAAAGTACATATGTGCTCAGTTTAAACCGAACGTTTCTAAGGTGTTGTATGATATGTTGGGTAGTAAGAATGTTCTAGATTTCAGTGCCGGTTGGGGGGACAGATTGGCTGGTTTTTACGCCAGTGAAACTTCGGAATATTATGTTGGTATTGACCCTAGGAAAGAGAATCATCCGATTTATTCTGAACAATCTTTATTCTATGATAAACATAGGACGATGTTCGAACCAAACAAAAAGGTTGAATTCATATGTAGTCCAGCCGAGGATGTTGATTTTAGTGACTATAAGGATACTTTTGATACCGTGTTTACATCCCCACCTTACTTCAATGTTGAAAGATATAGTTACGATGATAGTCAGAGTTGGATTAAGTATAAAGAGATAGATGAATGGAATGAAAACTTTCTACAGAAGACCTTGAAAAATTTATGGTGTTCTGTGAAAAGTGGTGGATACTTATTAGTAAACATATCAGATGTTTATTCAAGCTCTAAGTCATCAAAGAGTTGGTTGGAAATATGTAATCCAATGAATGATTTTCTATCAACATTTAGTGACTCGGAGTATCAAGGTTGTATCGGAATGGAACTGGCAAAACGACCAAATAGTGGTGGAGCCGGTACGGCTAAATCAGAAGATTACACACAAGAAGCTTTAGAAAAAGCAAAAGAAACAAAAGATAAAACATTTTGTGAACCAATTTGGATTTGGAGGAAGATTTGAGCAATACATTATGGGTAGAAAAGTATCGGCCTAGTAACTTGGATACTTATATTGGGAATGAACATCTCAAGGATAAGGTATCTGTTTATCTAGAGAGTGGGGACTTACCACACCTTTTATTATTCGGTAAGGCTGGTACAGGTAAAACCACTCTCGCTAAAATACTAGTGAAGAATATCGAGTGTGATTATCTTTACATCAACGCCTCAGATGAGAACAATGTTGATACGGTTAGGAACAAGGTCAAGAACTTTGCGTCAACCATGGGTTTCAAGGATTATAAGATTATCATCTTGGATGAATGTGATTACATCACACCCAACGCACAAGCTGCTCTTCGTAATCTTATGGAGACATTTTCTAAACATTGTAGGTTTATCCTAACTTGTAACTTTGTGGAAAGGATAATAGACCCAATACAAAGTCGCTGTCAATCATTTCAGATTATCCCACCATCTAAGAAAGATGTGGCCAAACACATCCACAATATTTTGTTACAAGAAAATGTGATGTCGGACATGAAAGACCTGAAGGTTTTAATCGATAGTGGTTATCCTGATATCCGTAGGGTGATTAACTCGGCACAAAGAAATGTTGTTAAGGATAAATTGAAACTAGATACAACTAGTATCATACAGAACGATTATAAGTTGAAGCTGTTGAAGATTCTAAAGACACAAGATAAGAAAACTGCGTTCAAAGATATCAGGCAACTACTGTTAGACAATAAGATTACAGACTTTGCTGATTTATTTAGATTGTTATACGATGAGGTGGATGATTGGGGTAAAGGTCACGTGGCAGAATGTATTTTGATTATAGCCAGATATGAGTTATCGGATACTCAGGTGGTTGATAAGGAGATAAATAGTATGGCTATGTTAATAGAACTATTAGGAGTAATAAAATGAGCACCAAACCAATGAAACCAATCAAAACTCCACAAAAACAAATAAACATTGAAGATACTGAATCTTTAAAATGTGACGATTGTGGTAACTATTCTTTTATAAAATCTTACTTCATAAGGAGAATATCACCGATAGTATCACCTACTGGTCAAGAAGCCTTGATACCAATAGAGGTATTCAGTTGTGGTAACTGTGGTAAAGTACCTGATAAAATGATGCCTAAAAATGACGATTAAGAAGAAAAGTTTATTCGACCATGTGAATCAAGTCACATCGGTACAGAATCCTAACTATTGGGATGAGATATCAGATGAGGATAAAAAGACTTGGTCGAATTATATGATAAATAGATTTCTATCCATGAATTCAGATTGGATAGAATTAGTAAATGAATTACAAAAATATAACTTACAACCAAAAGAGTTATATAAACTATATACTAATGTATTACCTAAAGGTAAGCGTTGGTTAAAATATGTAAAAGGAAAAAGTGATATGAAACATCCAGAATGGTTAATTAACATCATGAGAAACAATGATGAATCTAGTAGAAAAGAAGCTATAGACGCTATAGAGATGTTGATGCTTACAGAAGGTGGTATGATGGAACTAGGTGAGTTAGGTAGAAAATGGGGTATCGAAGAACGTAAAATAAAAGAAGCTGGACTTAACGTCGTTGGTAGTATCAATGATGGAAATTTGTAAAAAAAACTCTTGACTTGTATACGCTTTTCTGTGTATATTTAGATGTAAATTGGAGAGATATATGAAGGTTATAAACGATACCCCAAAAGGTACAATTAAAAACGATGTTGATATTATCAGTTATATGGAAAAGAAATATCCTGATATGACATCAGAGTTTAAAAAAATACAAAGAGAACAATATGAATTGTTTCTTCACAAACAACATGACTACGGCCCACAGAATATTGCAGTTGGTCAGATGTTGGTAAACGAAGAGGAAAAGAGATTATCTCTTATGGGCATTTGGTTTAGGATAAATGATAAAGTAGAACGTATCAAAACCATACTGATGAGAGGTGATAATGGTTCTCTTGAAGGCGAAGGTTTGGTGGACAGTTATTCAGACATATCTAACTATGGAGTCATGGCTCAGGTTGTGGCTAGAGGAAAGTGGGCTAAGTAATGTACAAATATGAATGTAAAGCTGGTGTCTATGAATCAGAAACTTTGTTTGGTTTGCTATGGGAAATGTTTAGACACAGACTCTGGCATTTGAGAAAGCACGGTAGGTGGATGGATTGAAGAGAATAAGTTATAGTCAGTATTCTTTGTGGAGGCAATGTCCATATCAATGGAAGTTACAATACGTTGATGGTATAAGGGATTATACGGACAGCATACATACGATGTTTGGCACATCGATGCATGAGGTTTTACAAACCTACCTAACCGTGATGTATAATGACACGATTAAGATGGCCGACGCTCTTCCGTTGGAAAAGATGTTACTTCATCGTATGAAATATAATTATACCAAAGCCATGGAAAACAACGGTGGGGAGGTCTTCTGTGAACAAAAAGATATGGAGGAGTTCTACGGACATGGTTTGTTAATTTTAGATTTTTTCAAGAAACGTAGACAAAATTATTTTAGTAAAAAAGGATATGAACTTAAAGGTATAGAGGTTCCGATTAATCATAATCTATCAGATAAAATGAAGTTTATCGGATACGTTGATGTATTACTATATGATAAGATAAGGGATAAATATAAAATTATTGATATCAAAACTTCAACCATCGGATGGAATAAATACGTTAAGGCTGATACAAATAAAACAGACCAATTGCTACTATATAAACAATTTCTGTCTAAAGAATTAGACATACCATTGGATAAGGTGGAGGTGGAGTATTTTATCGTCAAAAGAAAGTTGTATGAGAATTTAGATTTCCCTCAGAAGAGAGTTCAAAAGTTCGTACCCGCTAATGGAACACCTAGTATGAATAAGATGATTAATAGGTTTAAGGAGTTTTTAGATGCCACCTATGACTTGGATGGTAAAGTTAAAAATATAGAATATGAAAAGTGTGTTGGTAAGTGTAAAGCTTTTACCAAATGTAAAGATTTATAATAGTTATTGATGAACAGAGGAGTGAGTATGAAGTTGAGTTTAAGAATGGATTTGAGTAGTTTTATAAATACAGATTATGAAAAGGATGTAATAAATAAATTAGACAAAATACATAAAGACGATATAAAGTATTATTTAACCCTATGGTATCGAGATGGCACGATATCATCTGATGATATACAAAAATTTTTAGTGCAGTATGAAAACGATTTACACCTTAAGACAAAAATTGTTGTGGATAATAAATTACATAAAAATGATTTCATTTGGTACGATATAACTCGAAAAGAAGATATCAATCATGAACAGCAAATTAGATTTCAGTATGTATTTGATGGTAAGAAACAATTGTTTGATGGAATAGATAACTTTCACTCTACTGCTAAATTTTGTCTATCGGATAAACCTATGAAAAAACAAAAGAGAAATGACTACGAGGATTAAGATAGGAATAGTTGGTAGTAGAAGCTACACCGATAAGAAGAAAATAAAAGATTTGATATTCGAGATAAAAGAAAAGTATGGTGATGATGTGGAGATTGTAAGTGGTGGACAAAAAGATGGAGCGGACGGATTGGCAAAAAAATATGCCTTAGAGTTCGATATGAGATATGTGGAGTTTCCACCATCACATTATAATCACAACATGCATTGTATCAGACCGAGAGGTGAATATAACAAACCTTATTATGTTTCAAACTACTTCAAAAGAAATAAACAAATAGCTGAATACTCAAATATAATAATAGCTTTTATACCTAATGGATTAGAATCAAGAGGAACAATGGATACTATTGGACATGCCGAGAAGTTAAAAAAATTGGTAAAAATAATTAATTAGTATATACTTATATATGTATATACAAGAGGTTTTAATATGAAATACAAATTAACATCAGTAAAATTATTAGAAGATTTATATAAAAAATTTAAATATCATGCGTTATCAGATGAATTTACTTTACAGAAATTAGTCAATAGGTCAATGGATTTATATTTAATTGATGATCAGTTCAAATCACAGATACATGATTGGAAAAATCTTAAACCAAGTGGGAGTAGGTTATGAGAAGTGATGTAATTAAAGCTAGTAAATTACATTTCAAAGCACACATTGAAAAACATAGAATAAACGTCGAAAATTTATTACATAATTCAGTTGGTGTTGCCGAACATCCTGACATTATGGATACAATTGAAAAAGAGTTGGATATGATTGCAAACTATGATGACAAGTTAAATGTTTTGGAGAAATATTTTGGTGAAGATGGGGTAAAGAAAGAGGTTTTACATGGGTAAAAGAAAAATACTTTTATTATCGGATGATTTGAGGATGAATTCAGGTGTAGGAACTATGTCAAAAGAATTCGTGCTAGGCACACTAGATAAATTCGATTGGGTTCAAGTGGGTGGAGCAATCAAACATCCTGATAAAGGCAAAATCATAAATATGAATGAATCGGTACGACAAGAGACAGGTATAAAAGATGCGAATCTAACTATATACCCCATTGATGGTTACGGTTCTCAAGAATTGATTAGGGAGCTTTTGGTAAGGGAAAAACCTGACGCAATATTACATTATACAGATCCTAGATTTTGGGGTTGGTTGTATGAAATGGAACATGAAATACGGCAGAACATTCCGATTTATTATTATAACATTTGGGATGATTGGCCTGCACCACATTATAATCAAAACTTCTATGAATCTTGTGATTTAATAATGAATATTTCAAAACAAACAGTTGCAATTGTAAAAGAAGTATCTAAAAATAAACCACGAACTGAATGGGATTGCACTTATATACCACACGGTATAAATGAAAATAATTTTTATCCTGTTGATAAGTTTTCAGATGAATATAAGAAAGTTGAGTCCATGAGAAAACAATTGACAGATGATAATATCGAGTTCATTGTGTTTTATAATAATAGAAATATCAGAAGAAAATTACCTGGCGATGTGATAATGGCATTTGACCACTTCCGTAAACAACTTACGGATGAGCAGGCAAGTAAGTGTTGTTTGTTAATGCATACACAACCTAGAGATGAAAACGGAACTGATTTACCTGTTGTAGCACAAACAGTTGCACCTGATTCTAAGGTTTATTTTAGTGACAAAAAATTATCCGAACAACAATTGAACCATCTTTATAACATTGCCGATGTAACGATAAATATGGCTTCAAATGAGGGTTTCGGATTAGGAACTTGTGAGTCTCTGATGGCTGGAACACCAATAGTAGTGAATGTCACAGGTGGTTTACAAGACCAATGTGGATTTAAACTCGATAATAAATTTGTCACTTATCAAGATTATGATGAAATCAAATCATTTCATGATGACCGTAAATGGAAAAATAATCCTGATTTAACTTGGGGTGATTGGGTAAAACCAATTTGGCCATCCAATCGTTCACTACAAGGTTCAATACCAACACCATATATTTTTGACGATAGATGTAGATGGGATGACGCGGGTGATGCGATTAAAGAATGGTATGATATGGAGGAACAAGAAAGGGATGAGTGTGGTCTAAAGGGTCATCAATTTGTTTCAAGTAATGAGTCGATGATGAGTGCTAGACTCATGTGTGAAAATTTTGTATCACATATGGAGACAGCTTGGGATAAATGGACACCAAGGAAAAGATATAGTATTTTCAAAACATAGGAGATTAATATGCCAGTTAGAAATAAAACCAAAAGAACTTATAGACGTAAAAATGTTGTTGGAAATTTTAGAGGCTCTGAAGATATTTTTATGAAAAAAGTTAGGGACGGATTTATAGAGTTCCTTAAAAGCCCATTTAAATAAGAGGGAAAAAATGAATAAACCAACATGTTTAGTTACAGCACCAGTCGCCACTAGAAGTGGGTACGGAGCACATAGTAGAGATATAGTTAGGTCTCTTATAAAATTAGATAGATTTGATGTTAAAATTTGGTCGGTCAGATGGGGGAACACACCAATGAACGCTCTTAACATTGATGATCCGAATGATAAAGTTATCATAGATAGGATATTACCATCACCCAACTTACCTAAACAACCAGAACTTCACATACATATTGTTATACCTAATGAGTTTCAAAATATTGGAAAATATAATATCGGTATAACCGCTGGGTTGGAGACGACCGCCTGTCCACCTGAGTGGATTCAAGGTGTAAATAGAATGGATTTAAATTTAGTCCCTGCCAATTTTGTTAAAGACACTTTAAGTAAAATTGAATTCGAAGTTACTGATGAAAAAACAAATCAAAAAACCGGTGTTTTGAGAGTTGAAAAACCTATTGAAGTATTATTTGAAGGTGCTGATACTAATATTTTCAAACCTACTGATAGGTTCTCAAAACTATTAGTAGATGAAA